GAAGACTACATAAAAGACGGTGTTGAGATACCTGAGAAGTTTGCTTACGTGCGTAAGGTAGTAGAACGGATAGCTAAGCAAGAGGGTGAGAAGCACACAGAAATGAAGATGGGGCTTAAACGGGTCGGTGATGGGTATGAACCCTGTAAGTTTTTAGGTAAAGACGTTTGGTGGCGTGGTATCGCTGACGTAGTAGTAATAAATGGTAGTACAGCTTACTCGATTGATTATAAAACAAGCAAGAATGCAAGATACGCGGATACTAAACAGTTAGACTTGGTTGCAGGTGGGTTGTTTGTACATTTCCCCCAGTTAGATACAATTAAGTCTGCTCTGATATTTGTAGTAAGCGGGGATGTAATTAAGAAAAATCATTATAGAGAACATATGGATAAGTACTTAAATACATTTGAAGATAGCTTAGATAGGTTAGATAACGCTGAGCAAAACGCCGTATGGAATGCAGTTACTGGCCCTCTATGTAGATTCTGTCCCGTGGTATCATGTGAGCATAACACTAGATAAGGACATCGCCATGAGGAAAAAACGTAACTACAAGAAGGAATACAAGGACTATCAAGGCACTGAAGAGCAAAAAGAAAACCGAGCGATGCGTAACGCGGCTAGGCGTAAAGCCCTGAAGAACGGGTCAGTAAAGAAAGGTGACAACAAAGATGTAGCACATAACAAGGCTATATCAAAAGGTGGTACGAACAAAGACGGTACTAGGGTTACTAGCTCCAGTGCTAATCGTAGCTTTGATCGAAACTCTAAAAAGGGTTTGGTATCAGAGACTAGTCCAAGGGAGCGAAAACGGCGTGGAAATAATCAAGGATAAGGCTCTATTAATACGCACAAGGCGTCCAGAGTTAGTAACAGAGCGAATTAAAAACAGCAAGGTAATTAGTCAGGAGGGGGATATTTTTAATATAGCGATTAAGTGGGGCTTTCAAGAGTCCCAAGAGTTGGCGAGGTTGCGTGTACAAAACGTGCCATCACCAATTAAACGAGATTACGAATGGACAGGTAAGTTTCAACCTTACAACCATCAACGTGATACATCTTCATTTTTAACACTCAACAAGAAAGCCTTTTGCTTTAACGAGCAAGGTACAGGTAAGACAGCATCAGTTATATGGAGCGCTGATTACTTGATGAAACTTGGGGTTATTAAGCGAGTGCTAGTCATTTGCCCCCTATCAATTATGAAATCTGCGTGGCAAGAAGACTTGTTTAAGTTTGCTATGCACCGTAGTTGTAGTGTGGCTCATGGTGCAGCTGATACACGTAAGAAAATAATTAATGCTGGGTCTGAGTTCGTCATTATTAACTTTGACGGCGTAGCTGTAGTCGAAGACGAGATAAAGAAAGGTGGTTTTGATCTAATCGTTGTCGATGAGGCCAATGCCTACAAGAACCCACAAACCAATCGTTGGAAGATACTTAAACGTATAACCACTAAACCAGAATGGTTATGGATGCTTACTGGTACTCCAGCGGCTCAATCACCTGTAGATGCTTTTGGTTTAGCGAAGCTAGTCAACCCTGATAAAACACCAAAATACTTTGGGCAGTTTAGAGATCAGGTGATGTACAAGATATCTCAGTTCAAGTGGATACCTAAGTCTAATGCAAAGGATGTAGTGCATAAAGTATTGCAACCTGCTATACGTTTTGAGAAAGATCAATGTTTAGACTTACCAGACGTAACGTATGTAGAACGAGATGCACCGCTTACTCCACAGCAGAAAAAATATTACGCTAAGTTAAAGAAACAAATGGTTATGGAAGCCGGAGGAGAGCAAGTATCTGCTGTAAACGCCGCGACTAACCTAAACAAACTGCTACAGATATCTGGCGGTGCGGTTTACTCAGATGAGAAAGAAGTTATTGAGTTTGATGTATCTAACCGTATTAAAGTAATACTAGAAGCAATTGAAGAGTCTTCCCACAAAGTTCTTATCTTTGTGCCGTTCACGCACACAATAGAATTACTTAAAGCTCAGTTAGAGAAGAACAACATTACCTGCGCGGTTATCAATGGTGGGGTATCGCTAAACAAAAGATCAGAAAGAATTACTAAGTTCCAAACCGAAGAAGACCCAAGAGTTTTAATTATTCAACCACAAGCCGCTTCACACGGCTTAACTTTAACAGCTGCGAATACAATCATTTGGTATGCACCAGTTACTAGCGTAGAAACTTACCTACAGGCTAACGCACGTATTGACAGGCCGGGCCAAAATAACGCTATGACTATTGTGCATATACAAGGGAGCGAGGTTGAAAACCGATTGTATTCAATGTTGCGTAGCAAAATAGGGAATCACTCCCAAATCATTGATTTATATAGACAAGAAATATCAGAAGAATAGTTTGACATTGTTAAACTAACTGGTATACTAATCTATTCCTACAACACAAGGAGCTTGTATGAAAGCAATAATGACTCTAGAAGAGAGACGTGAGGTAGACGCTAAAAAGGTCGTAACCGAAAAAGATACGTTAGAGAAAAAATATACCCGCTGTTTTAAGTTAGGTCGCCGATTGTATGTACCGACGTATACTGCACCCAGTCTAGGTGGTGTCGAATATGTTGGGCCGCAAAGTAATTCTGAAAATGGTTTTAGATATTCAGAAACAGACTTATACGCGATGGGTGCTGTGCCTACTAAAGAACATTTATGGGTAAGGTCTTATTTAGATAGGGAGCAATTTAAATGAGTACAGACGTAGAAAAATACGTAGCCGCGTACAGAAAGATACGCGATGCTATAAAAGAGAAAGAGTTAAAGTACAAAGAAGAAATTGCCGGACTTAAAGAGCAACAAGATATGGTTGCAAGTAAGTTATTGGAGTTCTGTAATGAATCGAATCTAGATAGCTATAAGACATCTGAAGGGACAGTATCCCGAAGAGTCAGCACTAGATACTGGACTAGTGATTGGGAACATATGCATCAGTTCATTAAAGATAATGACGCTATGTATTTGTTAGAACCACGTATCCAGCAAACAAACATGAGGCAGTTTATTGAGGAGAATCCTGACAAGTTGCCGATTGGGTTGCAGTCAAATAGCGAGTACAAAATATCAGTAAGAAAACCAACCAAACGATAGGGAGTGAATATGCAGAAAAAAAGTCAATGGGAATCTATAGTGGTTACAAGTTCTAACCGTAAGCTTATTGAACGAGCATTAAAAGTAGCGCCACCAAGTGACGGTAAAAAACCGTTAACAGTTAAAGAAGTATTTGAGTCTATAAACAAAAGGGGAAATCATGGGTAACGTTGCAATATTTAAAGATCAAAATGCGGCAGTAAGTACAAAGCGGGAGCTTAGTGAGCTATCTAAGTCCCTCATGCAGAAGACTAGTGGCGGTACTAATAGACGTATACAGGCTAATACCAACGGGACTTTTAAACGTGTAGTGAATGGTGAAGTTATTGGTAGCGCAGTACGTGGTGAAATCAATGTAGTCATAGTTAACCTATTAGAAAAAGTATCACGTATTTACTACAAGGAAAAGTTTGATCCTAACAAGGAAGCGACACTACCTAACTGTTGGTCTAACTTAGGTGACAAACCAGAAGATGGGGCGTCTGACAAGCAAAGTGCTTCATGTCTAAGTTGCCCTCAAAACGTTAAAGGGTCTGGTCAGAACGGTGGTCGTGCTTGTAGGTATCAACGTAGGCTTGCTGTATTACTAGCAGGGGACACTAGTGGTGACGTATATCAACTCAACATACCTGCTAAATCTTTGTTTGGTAAGGGTGTAAACAACTCACATCCGTTTGAGTCTTACGTAAAGTACTTACTAGCTAATGGCGAGTCTATTGATAACGTCGTTACTAACGTAGCGTTCGATGCAAATGCAGACACAATGGAGCTTATATTTACACCAGTTCGCCATATTACTGACGAAGAATTTGAAGTAATGCAGCGAGCGCAAGCTACTCCAGAGGCTAGTATGTACACCTCTATTACTGTGGCGCAAACCGATGGTGTTAAGAAGCTACCCAAGGAAGAGCCAAAGATTGAGCGTTCAGATGAACCAGAGGATGATCCGGTTGAAGAACCACAAGTTCGCCCAGCTAAGAAAAAAGAATCTGCGCCCAAAGCTAAGAAAGATGTAGCTGACGTAGTAGACGACTGGCTTAGCGAATAATGAGTTACGGTTATAGCATACGTTTAGTAGAGTTAAATAAGGAAGCTGATCGTAAGCTACTAGGAGTTCGCCTTGGAAGACAGTGCATCAAAATAGGTGTATCTGTTTCTGAGGTGGCTTCTCAACTGGGTGTTAGTAGGCAAACAATTTACAACTGGTTTGCGGGGATTACTACGCCTAGAGCTACGCAAGTAGAGCTTATAAAAAACTTTATTAATCAAAACAAATAAGAGAGCGAACATATGGATTTACTTAATACAATACAGCCGTCCTCTGGGTGGTTTTGCGTATTAGGTATAAAAGGGAAGAGAGTAGATCAGCACCTCGTCGAAACTAGGGAGGAGGTAGACAAACTTGTAGAGGACTTTGTTGCTGATAACTGGGATGTATATTTTGGGGTCGCTAAGTTTGCAACGGATGCGAATAGAACCAAGGATAACGTCCACTTACTTAAATCTTTCTGGGTAGATATTGATTGCGGAGAAGCTAAAGCTGTAGTTAGTGAGGAAACTGGTAGACCTGATGGGTATATCGATCAAGCCACCGGACTAGAAGCACTCAAGGCTTTTTGCGAGAAGATAGGATTACCTGATCCGATTGTAGTTAACTCAGGGCGCGGTATACACGCATAC